TATGATAATTGTAGACCAGATATTTTCTGATGACATTTAGAATCAGCACAAGTAAATACCATACCTCCTCCAGGCTGCCCTGGTTGAGCAGATTGAATATGACAGTGAATGCCTGGTGATTCATTTTTTTCTAAAAATACTTGATTATATGGTAAGTTGTCTCTCACATATGCTGCAATTTCTGCAGTTAAATTAACATCATTTTTATTAGTAGCTCTGATATCTACTGCGCCACCTTTTATATGGTTACTAGAGTTATTTCTATACCATGATGTAATCTGCATTCTACTTCCAAAATGTTCTATAAGAGGATCTAAAAGATTCCATGCAGTATTTCTAGCTTCATCAATTACCGCTTTTTGTTGATCGTGAGGTACTTCTCTTAGACCTAATACCTGACCAATAGTAATATGTCTTGATATCTTTTCATTAGAATTATAAATTGAATAAGATACTTGCATTGGATTTTGTTCTGCTTTACCATTATTAGTAACATTACCTGCAGGCTTATCGTAAGATCCTTGTGTAACCGGTTCTGCAGTAATACCTGTATCTTTAATTTCTGGTTTTACACCTGATCCAGAATTAGGAGTAGCAGCCGCCTCTGCTTTAGGGTTAGGAGTTGCACCTTCGTTTTTATATAATGAAAACTCTTCTTTAGACATATGTTTTGCATTATGAGGAAAATCTGGTGCAACACGTGTAGTAGTAACATTATCAATAATTGTATTAGCTGGAACAAATTGTGCTAATGGTGCATCTGCAGCATCTGCAGCATCTGATACAGTATCAACACTAGGTGATCCGCTTGTTTGAATAGTAGTATCTGAGCCTTTAATTGCAATTTCACCAGATGCATATACACCCATACCGCCTGAAGTATTAAATGACAAGTCGCCTGTTGAAGATACTTTAGATGTGCCAGTTGATTTAGTTGCAAAATTACCTTTTGTCTCAAGGTTAAGATTGCCTTTTGCAATCATACTAATAATACCTTGAGACTGTTGTTTCATATCACTAGCAGCTGTTACAGTATAAGTATCTTTTGTATCGATAGAAATTAATGCTTTAGCAATTGCTTTTAAAGTTTGTTGTGTGTTAATAGAAATTGCACCATCTGCTCTTATTGTTATATCTTTACCAACATCTGTTATTTTTGTACCGGCAACTTGTGTTTGCATATTACCTGCAACTGTAATTCTATTATCACCAGCAATCATAGTAGACATTTCTTTTTCAATATCAGTAACTTTACTACCGGCAATTTCTTGAATGGTACCTTTAACATGATAAGACATATCGTGTCCTACATGAAAGTTTACTGAGCCTCCAACATTAAAATCTAAGTCCCCATTAGTTTCAACTGTAATTCTACCATCACCTTTTAGTATCATATGTCCACGAGCATAGTTAGTAGAATCACCAGCGGGTGCAATTACACCAACACCTTTTTTGCCCGATGATACCATATGAATAGAACCATCAGCATCTATTGCAATGGTAGCACCTGAATGGTGTTGAATAGTAATAACATCAGAACCAAAAGTATTATCAATTAATATCTTATTACCGGTTGCAGAAACAAATCCTTGAAGATCTGTAGGGTGCCCGATACCTCCCATAACACCTGCACCAGGCCCTGTATGAACTATAGTTTGATCACTCCCAATACCTGGTTTATCTTTTACTGACACTTCATAATAAGGGGCATGATTACCACCTGCACCTATCATTTGTGGTGCAAAAGATCTTGATTGACCATCTTTTGTAGAATCTAAAAATTTTTTTATTCTTTGCGGATCAGTAGTAAATTTATCAATAGACATATTTTATCCACAATAATTAGAGTAAAGGGCGTTTAATGATATTTCTAATTTATCATTACTGCTTGTTATTTGAGCAGAATCATAAAATTTTGATAATTCTTTTAATGCTTTATATAGTGTAACTTTTTGAGGCTCAGTAACAAAGAAACTTGAACCAAGTCTTTCCATTTTTTCGTTTATAAACAGATCTGTGCCGCCTACTAATAATACGGTTGCACTATTTTCATCTGCTTGTGCAGATTGATAAACTTCTCCGTCTACATCTATAATATAGGTATATTGACTATAGTCGTCTAAGTTTACTTCAAAGTCTCTAAGAGTATTTGAAAAATCAAAAGATAAATTTTTACTATATGCTAAAGCTGTTGGTGATACTTTATTCATGATACTCCTCCACTATAAGAAAATGATGATAAAACTTGTCTCGCTTTTGTAAGTTTTCTTATGTATGTTCTATTAGATGTATCTACGCCATTTTTACCCTTGTATGATTCATCTCTTTCGTATGTTATAATACCTACTACCGCATCTTGAATATTAGTGGCAGTTAATATTTTACCATATGCAGCTTTTTCTGTAGTATGAAATTCATGCCAAATAAAATCCAATTGTTTTTCAAGAGGAGGGAGGTTAGGTGGTACTACGTTAGAAGATAATCCACAAAATCTAAACATCGGTGTAGCTCTATCATACTTACCTGCTCTCCATTGAGCAATTCCGTAAGAAGATTGTCCAAGATCATTTGGATTATACGCTTGTGGATTTAACCCATCACCTGACTCTACTAGCAAATTACCAACAATAGCTGCAACTATGCATTTTTTATCGCCAGTAAATGAATTTTCTGTAGTAAGTTTTTCCCAGAAAAAATTATAAGCTTTGTTAGCATTATCACTACCTGATAGTTGAGTAGTAGAGGCAGCTCCTGTATCAGTAGCAGGCTGTGACTCAGAAGAATTTACTGAGCCATTAGTATAAGGTGAATTTTGAATAGCATCTTGAGGAGAATTATTTACTGACCCATTACCTCCGTTAATTACCCCAATAACTATAGGTTGTTGAGAATCTTCTCCATCAGCAAAAAAACCTACTACCCAAGTACCCACTTTTAAATTATGACTTGCAGTACCACCAGAAGTTTGGCCGCCTGTAGTAGGGTACATCACGAGCGCCCAAGGTAAGTCGCCATTAGAGACTCTAGTAAGATCTTCTGTATGATGAATACCAAATATTCTTACTCTGACGCGCGCTCTATCGTCAGCAATATCCTTTACAACTCCAGTAAACCATCTATATCTGTCACCATAAAAATCGTCGGAAATCATTATACTGTACCTACGAGTTTACCGCTTGTTGATATTCTTGGTGTAAATGTTGAAGTATTATACTCAGAAGTTTCTAAAATTGCGGATGAATATCCGTCTTTATAAATTCTCATTGTTGTTGCAGCCCTATTACCTGCTCCAAGAACATGTTTAATTTCTGATATAATAAAAAAACCACTAATGTATATATCACGTAAAACTGTATTAAACCCATGCATTTCTGGTATGATACAATATATAACATCCCCTACATTTAAATCCATATTTGCAGGGACAGTAATACTAAGATCTATTTGATTTAACGCATATAGGTATCTTGTTGCAGGACCAAATTTAAGTCTATAATCAGGCTGCCCTCTATTTTCAGTATCAGTATCTTCATAGTTGTTAATAATATATCTTATTCTATTAGAATATTCAACCCCATCTATTTGATTTTTAACATAGTTAATATAATCTGTAGTATTAAGAGGGTTCTTACCTAACATATACTGCCCAGTATTAGTTGGATCTAATTCTGTATTGGCGCTATTATAAGATTTTTGTAGCATATTAATTTCAAATAATTCACTTTGATAATACCCGCCTGCTATCTTTTCTATAGAAGAGAATCTTTTGTTTGTAACTACGTTAGTGATTAATCTCAAATCAGAATTTGGATCTGAAGTATCAGCAGGATCATTTTGTACTATTTCTTTATCTGAAACATATTGATATTTGTTTTGAATAAGAAGATCTTTATTATCTAATGCATCTTTTATTAATTGCTGAATAGTCGTAAAATTAAACCCGTCAAAATTTTCATAGAACAAATATAAAAATTTATTATCATAGTCAGCGGAAACTGCGTGTTTTGCTAACCATTGAATAGCCTGTAGAGGTCTTAAATTAGGAACTATTATGCGTCTTACTTTAACAGATTTTTCTTTGTTAAAATTTTTAGATTGTTTAAATTTAATTTGAGTATCGTTTGCAATATATTCTTCATATACTTTTTCAGCTGCATCTTCTAGACGATCATTAAAAGCATGTGAAACATATTTTTTAACATTTTGTAAAAATTCAACACTCACTAAATCAACAATATACATCAAAGATCTAGCTTTATCACTCATTACTATATTTCTTACACCTTTAATAATAAACTGTAATTGTTTAGGTGTAATTCTATCTACAGAATAATCGCTTCCTTGATTTGAAATATGTTGGTAATTAATAGTAATTAGCTCTTCTCCAGTAAAAGGGTAATTAACAAATAAACCAATAGTATCGTTAATAACTAATTCCGCTTTAATAACAGGTTCAAATAATGATTGGTAAATTGATAACTCGATAAACTGAGGAAAAATACTCATTCTATCTTGATTATTAAATTTTTCAATTTTAATATCAATTATTTTTAATTCTAAAGGATTAAGATTAGCCATTAATAAAAAGATCTTTTAATTGTTGTTGAAAATCACCAAGATATTGTGGTCTTAATAATTTAATATCTCTTTTGCTTTCGTTAATTTCACTCTCTACATCATATATGCTTTTTGCTACCCAGCCTGCCGGCATACCTAAAGTTTCATAAGTTAACGGCGACATAGTATAATTATAAGAGTTAATTATATCTGGAGAATCTGTATCAAGGCCTTTATAATAGTAATAAGCAATTGAGGATGGTATTTTTACAGAAGATAGTTTATATGCAGCTGTACCGTATTTGTCTTCTAAGTAATAATTAAAATTTTCAGAAGATAAAGGCCAATCAAAATAAGGGTCTAAAACACTGTTTACTAATAATATTACCCAGTCTAAAGAAGAATCACCGTATTGATCAAAAGCAACAGTATCGGGTCTTTCACCGTCTAAAACAGTGTATGTATAGAAACTACCGTAATTACTTAAACTGTTTTTTATAATTTCTGCTTTACCAATTATAAATCTTGCTTTTTGATTATTATAATTAATATATGGATAAAAATTAAATATAGACATTAACGGCCTCTTGAAGTATCAATAAAATCATCTCTAGTAAGAATATCAATTTCTTGAAAATTCATAGCAATATCTATTGCTACTGGGTTACCATCTCTATAAAAAGCAAGAGAACCGCCGCCAGATGTATTTACGTCCAATCTAGTAATAAATGAATCTCTTACTTTTGGAAGTTGAGAAAATGCTACATCACCTACTTCAAAATCTAAATTAGCAAGATAAGGGTACTCTAAAGCAAA